GTCTTTCTGGTACTTTTTCCGGTAGAATTTGACTTGGGCTTCTGTGGCACAACAGATGTCAGATTGATTGATACCTTTCCGCATCACGAGCAGCCAAGATTTCCCGGGCGTGTATGTAGGTTTGGACTTCAACGAAATTTGATTTAGGGAGTGAGATAAGGTCTTGGATTTGTCGGTATCCGTGAATGGCGGTTGAGTGGTCTCGTAGCATAAACTGACCCAATTGCAACCACGAGAATCCTGCCCGTCTTCCGATGTAGAAGAACACTTGTCGGGCAATGACATTGTGACGCTCTCGGTTCGGTGACCGCATCTCAGAGATTTCTACTCCTGAAGCGTGAGAAACGGCTCTTGCTATTTCTTCAAGCGGTGCATTGCGGTTGATTGGGTTCTCTAAATCTTGAAGCAGGATTTTGTATTCCTTGATGGCTTGTCTTGCGTTGGCCAGGTTTGACCAGAGCGTTTGACACTTCTTCAAGAGGCGAGTGTTCTGGATTTTGAGTTCGGTGTTTTCTTTATATAGGTCTTTCATATTGTTGTATTATTTCAAATAATGTATGAGCTACTTGAGGAACTATGGCGTTTCCGTATCCTTTGATGGATTCTGCTCTCCATTTTGAAAAGGTAATTCCGTCCAGTTCGGTGGGAAGCCCATCATCTCCCCCACAAATCGGGGATTGAGTTGGGAACTTTTCCCATTCCATATTGAAACCAAGTGGTTCAATTCGTCCTCTCTGCTTTTCCCGTCTTTTCTCGGTTTCTCCGTTCCTGCGTTGTGTTGATGAGCTGTCGGAGTTGGTAGCATCCCCCTCTGATAAATGAACCCAGTCTGTACTTCCTGTGCAAGTGTTCCCGAATTTCCGAACTTCTGTTCTTTCTTGCTCATCCGCTCCGTGTAGGCATCTGCCGTGCAAGGTGTTTTCAAAAGCAACAAACCAGCATCGGTCTCTTCGGTGCGGAGCGTTTTTGGCACAAGCTGGAATAATAAACGGTTGAACTTCGTACCCTTCATTTTCCAAGTCAAGGCACACCTGGTTGAAAACCAATCCCCCATCAATATTTGTGATACCAAATACATTTTCTGCAATGACATATTTGGGTTTAATTTCTTGAACTGCTCTAAGCATCTCTCCCCATAGATAGCGTTCATCATCTGTGCCTTTTCGTTTTCCTGCGAGGGAGAATGGTTGGCAGGGGAATCCTCCTGTGAGAATGTCAATTTTGTTTGCATATTTTGTAAAATCAGTTTTGCAGATATCAATATGGCTGTCTGCATCAGGCCAATAAAAATCAAGTACTTTTCGTGGAAATTCCATCCACTCGCAATGGAAAACATTTTCCCATCCCATCCATTCGGCTGCTAAATCAAAGCCTCCTATGCCAGAGAATAAACTACCGTGCCTCATTCGGTAAATTTGGTTAGTGACCCGGTGAACTTGACATCTATTGTCACACATTCTCCGTGTCGGTTTTTGGCAATCATTAATTCAGCATCCTCTGTTTCGGGTTTCTCGTCTTGATAGTAGCAAGGTCGGTAGGGAAACAGAATAGCGTCAGCGTCTTGCTCAATCGCTCCTGACTCTCGTAGGTCGGAAAGCATTGGTCGGTGGTCTGACCGTTGTTCTACGGCTCTTGAAAGTTGTGAGAGAGCGATGATGCAGATACCCAACTCCTTGGCGATTAGTTTCAAATTGCGAGAAATCTCAGCTACTTCCTCTTGGCGGTTTGCCTTTGTGCCTTTCATTAGTTGGATGTAGTCAATCACAACCAAGTCCAATCCATTCTTCTGCTGGTGGATTTTTAGTTTGCCGAGCAGTTTGTCAATCCGTATGGAGGTGTCATCATCCAACCACAAAACTGGGTTGTCTGCGATGGTGTATTCCACTATCCTATCAATGTGGCCTTGAGATAGAGAGTTGCTGCGAATCTTGTAGTTCTCAATGTGGGTTTCGTGGGTGAGGATTCTTCGTGCCAATTGGTCAACCGACATCTCTAAAGAAAGAAAGAGAACCTTGTATCGCTCTGCTGCTAACAAAGCCCAAGTCATTGCGATGGCTGACTTACCCATTCCTGGTCTTCCTGCACAGATGATTAGGTCTCCTCTGTTCCAACCTCCCAAGTATTTGTCAAGGTATCTCCAACCCGTCATCATTCCGTTTGTAGCGTCTTGGCGTTGGAAAGCTTCACAGATATCATCACAAGCCTTGTTGATGGCTTTGCGTGAGGTGATTGGCTCTCTATCCATTTGGATGGTAGCGGTTGAGATTAAGGTTGTCAGTTGAGAAACAATATCTCCTTTGATGTCTATCTCAGCAAGTCCTTGAACTAATCGCTCGTGTTCGTATTTCTTGGCGAGTTGTTTCAAGTAAGCATCCACCTGAGAGTATTCGGTTGCCATTCCTTGAATCATCACCAAGCGTCTGAAATCCATTGTGTCCTTCAACTCAATCAAGATATTGTGGTTGTTCAAAGGCTTACCAGCGAGATAGAGTTCTTGAACCTTGGCAATGGCTTTGTCTATCGGTGACTCAAACCATTTGGAATTGACGGCAAGGAGTTTGACTCGTGTTGTTTCATCAAACATTGCCGAGGCGAGGATATATTCACTTGGACTCATAGCGTTGCTTTTTTGTATTTAGGTACAGCAAGTTCGGTTTTTTGTTCGGAAGAACGAAGCCAAGTCCTCACACTTGCTTTCCAATCCTTCATTTTATTCTTTCCAACCATCCATCCTTTGGAGGAGTAAAAGTCAATGAAGCGTTCAGCATCAAATCCTGGAAACTCTGAATTGATTTCTTCCTTAGTTGGAATTTTGAACCTATTATTCTTTTCTTCTTCTTCTTCTTCTTCTTGTTCTTCTTGCGATGCAGTATACATACCATTCACATACTCTATCAATACTCTATCCTTAATTTGTGAAAGTTCTGAGTTTATGCAACTTACAACTTTTGGAGATGTTGAACCGTTGTATTTCATCCAATTCTTCAAAGCAATCTCTTTTGTATCTTCTGAATAGAGAATTTTGCCTGACTTGATAAAGTATGATAGGAGTTTAGATACTCTATCAATAGAGTACCCAAGTTCAAAAGCCATTTGCTTTTTACTGATTTCGTAGATTCCACATTGCTTTGTCTTTTCGTTTGTAAGCAAATAGAGGTAGAATAAACGGTGGTCATTGTCAAGGTCTTGAATGAATGGGTCAGACCAGAATGAAGTGTGTATTTTTCTAAATATAGCCATAAAAAAAGCCCCAGAGAGAGGCGGATGTGTAGCAGCCATCCGACCCTTCCAGGGCAAGTATCTGTTCTTGTAACCAACTGCTACTTGGTTGTGAACTTGTCTTTCTTATGTATAGCAAAGATAGCAAATTGGCTCAATACCCCAAGTCCTTTTTCCAAGTTTCTTGATGCTCGTGACGTATCTTGTACTTCTTACCTCTGAGATGTTCTTTCTCCTCTTGCAGCTTTTGCCGAGTGCGTCTGATGGTTTCAGGTGCGGTGAATGAACCTGCTGCATAGAGTCGCAGAAAGTCCATCGCTGACATATTTGGGTTTGCTCCAAGTTCACCTTTCCAAACTAAGGCTTGAAGAAAATTGTCATCATCCATTGCCTTTGGATAGTTCAGCATCAGTTGTTCAATCTTGTTCTTCATAGTGCCTTTCCTCTATACAATTTTTTGCGTTCGGTTTTGAGATGATTTTGCCATTCGTTAAATTGAGGAATGGGTTTGTCACGCTCTGGGACTGGTTGGTGAGGAACATCGTAGGACTGAATGCCCTTCTTGATGATGAATTTGAGGTAACTGATTGCTAAGATGGCAATGGTCACCGGGATGATTAGAATTGCTGGTATCATAGTTTGATGTGTTTGAGTTCGTGAGGTTCTACCCAATAAAGGCGTTCTTCTAACTTGATGAGGAAAGTACCGTTCTCCTCTTGCTTGATGACCTCCACAACTTTCCCGTTGAGGTAGGCGTAAGTTGGCTTTTGCATAATTGTGTTGTTTGTCAAAGACCCCCGAAGGGGTTTCGCCTATTCAAGGCTCATCAGTTTGACTTTTTTTAGTATACAATTATATGAGAAGTTGAAATTTCTAATGACTTGCAAGTATCAAATCCTTGTTCGGTTAGGCAGAACATATACCCCATATCCATTCCTTCATAAGCATCATACACAAGACCTTTTTTAATAAGGGAACCAAGTACACCTTTTTCTTGATTGCTTCCAACATCTTGGTATTCAGAGTAGTTGTCTTCGGTTTGTCTGTTGGCTACTTCGTTCAAGTACAACAATTCCAATTCGGTTAAATTTTGATTTTTCATAGTTTGTTCGTTTTTGTCAAAGACGCCCGAAGGCGTTTCGGCTATTGAAGCCTCATCAGTTTGACTTAGTTGTTTACAATCCAAATCTTCAATTGCTCAATTTGGCTTTCAATCATATCAATTTTTAAAGCCCACATAGAACGATTGAAATTTTGGTCGTGTTCATTAAATGTTTTTCGGTTCATCATCTCTTTGATATTTTCAATTTCAAGAGTGAATTTCACAATTTGGTCAATAGCCCAGATTTTAGTTTCGGTGGTTTGTTGTTCGTTTTTCATAGTTCAAAGATGCACCCTTTTTTTGATATCGCAAGTTTTTTTGTGATTTTATTGTGTGATTCTTTGTGAATGAACGATTTCCTTAGTGAATGATACTTGCAAGTAATTCAGAAGCAGCAGAAATCTTGTCATCAATCTCGGATTTGATATCATCTAAGTATATCTCTAACTGATATATCTGCTTGTCTTCGGGCATTCGTGGGTCGTAGGAGACAAAAATCCCTTTTGACTTCTCGGTTGCCAGCATCCCCAACTGCATCTGCCAATAGTATTCTGGTTTGGAGGATTTGAAATCTTCGTTGTCTTTGATTAAGATGTGCTTGATGTGGTTGTGGCTCTCGTATGGACACTTAATCTCCAACAAATGAGAGTTGGACAGTCCATCAGGTGAAGCCCCTGAGAAAACCCCATAAGCATAGAACTTGAACTCTTGACCTCCATAGTATTCCCATATCTGTTCTGACTGATTGTTAAAATGAATGAAAGCTTCCTGCTCGTGTTCCACTCCCCAATCTAATGCAGCACCCCAAATGGGTCGTTTCTGCCCAGTCAGAATCTCTGCTGCCTTTTCAATCACAAACGATTTGGCGGTCTCTGAGAGGGTCTCTCCTTTCTTGCGAGGTGTACCCATCAACTTGTATATCTCGGAAGCCGTGAACTTACCCATTCGCTTTGCTTCCCATTCTAATTGTGTCATTTCTCGTTGGTGTTAAAGGTTTCGTTGTAGTAT